GCTGAAGGAGAAGAGGTTACTGATGCTTTGGGTTCTGTAATTACTACTTTGTATCGTGCTAAGAAGGCTTCGGTTTCGGGTACTAATTCTTTGATTAATCTTGGTCTTGCTGCTGCTCAATATGGTGCAGAGAAAGTTGAAGGTACTTCTTCTAAGAAGGTTACTGATACTACATATGATATTTTGAAAGTTACTGGTGAAAATGGTGAAGTTATAAAAACTTCTAAAACTCCTAAAGACAATACTAAGATTAAGTATGTTTATGCGTTTGTAGACAATGATATTGCCGTTGCTTATGAGGTAGGTTCTACTGCTTCTGCTACTAAAGCTGTTGTTGCGGCTGATGGAACTATTACGCCTCCTACTGGTTTTACTGGTAAATTATTTGTTGAGTATGAATATGAGGTAGAAAATGCTGTATATGTCACCAATAATGCTTCTAAATTCCCCGAAGCGTGTCGATTGACAATTTACGCTTTCTTTAGAGATAAGTGTAACGAGAATATTACTTATAGTGGTAAAATTCTTGTTCCTAAAGCGAAACTAAATCCTGAAAATGTTGAGCTTGCACTTACTTCTACTGGCAAACACGCTTTTGAATATCAAATCATGAAGGATTATTGTGCTACAGAAGAAGAGGATGAACTGTTTACAATAATTGTTGCTGGTGTTGACAACAACGATTAATTGTATTTTTTTAATACATTTATTTTTGGTTATTTAAGGGCTGTTTGCAATTTTGCGACAGCCCTCTGCACAATTTGGAGGTGAAACTTATGGCTTCACAATATAATGCAACTTGTGATATTTGCGGTAATCCGTATCATCTTTGTTTGTCTTGTAAAGATATAATGGCTTTACAACCTTGGAAAATACATACAGATACCGCAGAACATTATAAAATATATCAAGTGTTACATGGATATAATACTGGCGTTTATAATATTGCCGAGGCAAAAGCAAAATTAAAGACAATTGATTTGTCTGATAAAAATAATTTTGTAGCTGAGATTAAAAAGGTTATTGATAAGATTATGGCTTATAAAGATGAACCTATCGAAAAAGAAACTATTGAAGTTATGTCTACTTTAAAAAAAGATAAGAAAAAGAATTATAAAAAAGTGGAAACGGAAACAGTGGATGATTAATTTTTAATGAAGAAAACAATGCTGTTCCCACTTGTATTTTAACGAATGAGTGTGAATGGTGTTTATATAAATTATTAATAGTCTATTGTTAGTATAATTGGCTGTTATTGACTGAGGGAAACATTATTCACATTTAAGTGGTGTTTCCCTATTTTTTACTATTAAAAAAGGTTAAAAATATGAAAGATGAGGTTTAAATATGTATCAAGTAAGTGAACTCACAGGACAGGTATATGATGATGATGATATGGTTCATTTTAGAAATTATGTGCAATCAGCTTATTATGTTGCATGGGGGGCTAAATTAGTAGATTTATATGTTTCAAGCGACATGAAATTTGTATATATTTTTTCTAAAGAAGATCACAATAGGTATAAGATGCGTTGGGGTCAAAAGAATAATAATTATCGGACTCAAATGGAAAATAAATGATAATTAAGATTGTGAGGTAAAGTGTTATGAATTACTGTAAAGATAAATATCAGATAAAATATTGTGTTTATATACATATCAATAAAATAAATAAACATTTTTATATTGGAATTACAAGTATAAATCCCACTCAACGATTTGGAAAAAACGGACAGGGTTATAAACAATGTACTCATTTTTATTATGCTATTCAAAAATATGGTTGGGAAAATTTTAAGCATATTATTTTATTAAAAAATCTTAATAAAAAATGGGCTTGTCGATTGGAAATATTGTTAATCAAGTTGAGTAAAACATTACTTCCTAAGTTTTGTTACAATATAACTTTTGGCGGTGATTTGGGTAGGCATGGGCTTATTGTTACACAAGAATATAGAGAAAAATTTGTAGGAGAAAACAATCCTGTATCACGATATGTAATTTGTGTTACTACTGGAAAAATATTTGGTTCTGCTTCTTTAGCTGCAAAACATTACAATGTTATAAGAAGAAACGTCACAAGGGCTTGCCAAACTGGTATTGCGGCTGGCGAATATAATGGAGAAAAGTTATATTGGGCTTATTATGATAATGACACTGAAACTTATAAGTTTAAAAAAAGGAACAATAAAATTAAAAGGGTTAAGTGTATTACAACAGGTAAGATTTTTGAGTCTATAAAAGAAGCGGCAAAATATTATGATGTCAATCCAAATGGTATTTCACTTTGTTGCAAAGGGAAACAGGAAAATACTTTAATGAAAACAAAAGAAAAATTACAGTGGGAATATTATAAGGAAGTGGCAAATGCGTGAATACAGGAAAAATTTTTGAGATTGATCTATCTTCTTCGTTTCCTGATTATTGTATGAAACATAGACTTCGGGATTCAGCACAATCATTCACCACGCATAGTGATACAAAATTTTCGTGGGATAATGAATGTGATTTCTTTTTATTTGATACAAGAGCAAGATTGTTATATGCGATAGAGTGCAAAACCACAAAATTTAAGTCGATGAATTGGGAGTCAGAAGAAGAATACGAACAGAATAAGTTGTCTAAAAAGACTACTACTAAATTAATAAAATATCATCAAATAAAATCATTGAATGAATTTGATAAGTTTGATAATCTTATCCCCTGTTTTATTCTCAACTTCCGTAACGAAGATTTGAATGAACAGAGGACTTATTTTATACATATAAAAGATTTTATGAAAATGATTAGAACAATAAATAAGAAATCTTTTGACGAGATTGATTTGATACAAAATGGTGCTGTCAAAATCAATGGTTTTCGCAAACGTACTCGATACGCTTGGGATATTAATGAGTTTCTTTGTAACTATGAGTTAGCACGTGCTAATAGATAGTTGAAAGTATATTTTGAAATATGTTGCGTATTAGACCATTGTTATTTTAATTACACGCAGGATATTTCAAATTAACTGTAAAATATGGCACTTGTAACTTTCAAATAATAATGAAATAATAGTTAAAAAAATAATAAAAAAAATGAAAGAGGTATTATTTATGAATGGCATTGTAAAAACAGGTGTTTACACCTATAACGATAAAGAATATAATTTTAATTTTTATACAGATATTAATGTACTAACCAAAACTACTTTTGTAAATAGCATAGTTGATGTATTAGTAACTGAAAAGCATTATCATTCTGTTATTAAAGATGTGATTTTTAAGTATCAACTTATCAATGTATTTACTGATGTGTTGGCAGAAGATGAAATTAGAGATAGTTTATTTGTTGCCGAAGGTGCAGATTTTGACCTTAACAAGATTGAAGAATTTGTAAATAACACAACGATAGTTGATATTATTTTAGCCAATGTTAGAGAGGGATTAATTGAGGAACTTGTAGATGCTGTTGATAAAGATATTGAATATAAAACAGGTGTTCATAAAAACTTTATTGGCGAAGCTATAGCAAATTTTTTGGGTATATTAGAAAACAAAATTAAGGGAATTGACCTAAATTCATTAATGGCTTTTGCAGATACATTTAAGAATATTCCTGTTGATGAAATAAGTTCCGAAAAGTTGATTGATGCTTATGGCAAATCTGATATATTTAAGAAAATTAGAGAAGAGGCAGATATGCGTAATGAAGAGAATATTGCTAAAACAACAAAAATAATTGATATTAAATCTGCTACAAAAGATTCTGATAAAAAAGATAACAAGAAATCCGCTACGAAAGCTAATATTGATAACAATGAAGTAAATGAAGATTAAATTAAATAAGAGGTGGTTGTGTGTTAATTCATAATTCTAAAGAATTAAAATTATCATTGTTACCAAAAATAAAACAGGCTGTGCAACAAACTCAAATGCAAATTTATGACATTATAGATAAAGTATTAATGGATTATTACAATGATTATTCGCCTGAACAATATCATCGTACATATCAATTACTTCGTTCTTTAGTACGTTCAAATATTGAAGAAACATCTAACGGATATAAGGCTTCAGTATATTTTGATTATCAAAAATTGCATTATAAATCAAGTTGGAGTGGTAAAAAGACTATGGAAAATGCTGGTAAAAAAGGTATTCGTGGATACAAAGGCAAAAATCACAGTATTCCTATTCGTAGTCCTAAAATATGGTTAGACCCAAAAACAGAAATAGACGGTAAAGTAATTAAAATGTTAATAGTTAATCTTAAAGCTGTTGGTATCCCCATAAAAAAATAATAAAATGTTAATTTTAAGAGCAAGGTGGTGAAAAAATGGCAAGAAAAACTTATAGAAAAATTATAACGTCACCTGAAATCATTAAACAAATTAATCCTGAAAATCAAAAATTGATGGATAGATTTTTAAAAAATTACTCTACAAAAAAATCTCCTAATACAATTATAAATTATAGAAGCAATCTTAATATATTTTTTTGTTGGAACGTAGAACAGAATGATAATATTTCTATTATTGAAATGAAAAAGTATAATTGGATGGATTTCTTTGATTTCGGAGTGACAGAACTTCAATGGCATAGTAATCGCTTTCATCAAATTCATAGTGCATTATCAAGTTTTTGCACTTGGATTGAACGGATGTATGATGAACAATATCCCAATTTTCGCAACCTTCTCCCCTACATTGAAAAGCCTGATAAACACCCTGTTAGAGAAAAATCTGTATTTAGTAAAACAGAGTTGGATAAATTGATGGATTATTTGGACAAGCAGGGTAGGATTCAAGAAAAGTGTTTACTTGCTCTTATGATGGCTTCTGGTGCAAGAATGAGTGAATTATGCAGATTTAAGACTAGTATTATTGATGAAAGTAATACTGCATTTGAAGGGCTTTTCTTAGAAACTACTGAAAAGGTTAAAGTTAAAGGACGAGGTGTTGACGGCAAACATATTAATATGTATATAATTAAAGACTTGTTTTTACCATATTATAAGAAATGGCTTATTATTAGAGCAGAGCAAATGAAAAATACTGGTCAAAATCATGATTATATATTTATTACTAAAGATGGCAAACCAGCTTCAGTTTCAACGTTTAAGAGCTGGTTTGAACGTTGGAATAAATTTACTTATAATAAATTTAATAAAAATTGGTATGGTCATAGCCAACGACATTTTAATACTACTTATTTATTAAGTGTAGGGGTGGAAAAAGAGTTGGTACAAACATTGAAAGATTGGCAATCAGATGTGCTTGTTTCAGTTTATGATGACTCTACTGCAAAAGACCGCAAATGGAAAGGTTTAGATAAACTAAAATTCGCATTAGAACAAGATAAAATTAATCAATCTTTATCTAATTAAAATTCAACATAGAAAGCAAACGCCACTCATAAAAGTGGTGTTTTTATTGTAAATCTATGACGAAAGGAAGTGGTTAATATGGCTGACGAATATAAAATTTCTTTATCTGCGGAGTTAAAAGAGGATAGTAACTCTACTCTGCAAGCATCTATAGAAAATTTATCAAAAACTCTAAAGCCCATTGAACTTCAAATTAACACTTCTAATGTTGAATCAAAACTTAATAGCATTAAGAAACAAATAGAAGATTTAAGTAAAATTTCAATTAATCTTGGACAAGGCAAAGTAAATAATGGTAGTTCAAACATAAATCAAACTACTAAAGCATATCGTGACTTAATTTCTATTTCAAAACAACTTGATAAGGCAACTTTACAAACAAATAGTTATAAATCTATTGGTGGCGATGTAGAAAATATACAGATTAAGTTGCAGGAATTAAGGAGTACTTATAAACAACTTACTGGTGAATTATCTTCTGATAAATTAGATGATGATAGTTTTAAAAGATTGCAACAAAGAATTTTTGATACAAGACAAGAATTAACTTCTTTAAACAGTGATTTATCTTCTAAATTTTCTAATATTAAATTAAACGATCTTCGTGATAATTTTACATCAGAGATAGATGCTTGGACAAGTAAAAACTCTGCTGCAATGAAACAATTTGGAGCCAAAATTCAAGAAATTAAAGCTCAAATTGCCACAGCCGATAATCAAAAATTAACACATTTAAGATCAGAATGGTTGCAAACTAAGCGAAGTGCAGAATCGGCTGGTGTTGCTACTAAAAATTTTGCTGATAAGTTTAAAGCACAAATGCAAAAGTTGACTACTTATTTTAGTGCTTCTTTTGTAATATTACGACTTATTCAGACTGTTCGTACTGGTTTTACTACAATTAAAGATTTAGATACTGCTTTAATTGATTTGAAGAAAACTACTACTGCAACAGGAGATGAATTAAAAGAATTTTATTATTCTGCTAATGATATAGCAAAACAACTTGGCGTAACCACCGAAGCGGTTATACAAGCCGCTGCGGAATGGAGTAGGCTTGGTTATTCCATTAAAGATGCAGAAACAATGGCTAAGACATCTTCTATTTTTGCTTCTATATCTCCAAATGTAGATATTAATAAAGCGACAGATGGTCTTGTGTCTGCTATGAAGGCTTTTAATATTGAAGCTGATGATGCTCTTGATGGTATCGCAAGTAAGATTAATGCTATAGGTAATAGCCAAGCAGTTTCAAACGAAGATATTATTGATTTCTTGACTCGTTCATCATCTGCGATGAAAGAAGCAAATAATACACTTGATGAAACTATTGCATTAGGTACAGCAGCTACAGAAATAACAAGAAACGCAGATCAGGTCGGTAAAAAAGATTGCCGACATTAAAAATGGCTATATCGGTCAAAGGATAGAGGTATCAGAGACCGAGGAAAGACTTTGTAAGTATTTATTTTTTAAAGAACGGAGGTGTGTTATATGGAAAAGAAAAGAATTATTTTTCAATGCGAATATTGCGGTAAAGAAAAAGAACAAAAACTTTATGATTATAATAAATCAAAACATCACTATTGTAGTCGTGAATGTAAGAACGCTGCGATGAATAAAAAAATTAGTGTGATTTGTGATAATTGTGGAAAAGAAGTTGCACAAAAATATTCTCAATATAATAGAGCCGATCATCATTATTGTAGTCAAAAGTGTCAAAAGGAATTTCAACATAAAATGGCTTTTGAAGATAGAGAATGTCTTATATGCCATTCAATATTTAATGTTTCAAAGAAGTCAACACAATCATTGTGTTCTGCTGAGTGTCAAAAGATATGGCAAACACAACAAACAGGGGTATTAAATCCAAGATTTTTGAGTAAAAAATCAAAATGTGATTATTGTGGAACAGAAATATATGTTAAACCACATAAAATAAAAAATAATTCATATAATTTTTGTTCTGCAAAATGTAGGCAAGAATGGTATCGTAATATATGGAGTCAAAGCGATGAATGGAAAGAAGAATCAAGACAAAGAGCAACAAGACTAATTGCAGATGGTGCTTTTAATCATACGGATACAAAACCTCAAATTATAATTAATGAATTGTTAGATAAATTAAATATTAAAAATCAGAATGAATATAACTGCAAATATTATGCGATAGATAATTATTTGATTGATAATAATTTAATGATTGAAGTAATGGGTGACTATTGGCATGGTAATCCGCATAAATATACTGAAGAAAATATAAACGATATTCAAAAAAAGAAGGATATATAAAGACAAAGCTAAACATACATATATTTTAAATAATTATAGAATTGAGATATTATATTTATGGGAATATGATATATATAATAATATTAATTTATGTGAGAAATTGATAAAATTATATATTGAAAGGAATGGTTTGTTGCAAAATTACCATTCCTTTAATTATTGTTTAAATGATAATGATATTTGCTTAAACAATGATATTATCAATGCTTTGTTCGACAAATGTGCATAATTAATACTTACAAAGAATCCGTAGAGACTGTAATACTCATTATGGTAACATAATGAGTTTAGCCATTGAAAGAAGATACAGTCCGAACCACAACTATAACCTTATAATGAAATTGTGGAATTAGCCAGAAATGACTAATCGCCGTAGTACACAATAGTATTGCGGTCAGTACCATGAGTAATGGGAAAGCAACAGAATTTGAACGCTTTAAAAACCGTCTCCATGAGAATACGTGGCTATGATGAAGAAACCGAAGAATACGTTGGCGGCGTAGAAGTTCTTTCAGGTAAAATAGCCAACCTTACAAAAACCGCCGATAATTTTGGTGGTGTTTCTTTATTTAAAGATAAAGATAAAACTACATTTAAATCTACTGCTGAATTATTAAGAGATATTTCAGAGATATACGATGACCTTACTGATAAACAACAAGCTGGACTTTTAGAAGCGTTAGGTGGCAAAAGGCAAGGTCAAATTATAGCTGCGATAATTAATAATTTCGATACGGTTGAAAAATCTCTTAAAACAATGGAAAATTCTGCTGGTAATGCAGAACAAGAGATGTCTATTATTATGGAATCTCTTGATTATAAATTAAATAAATTAAAGGAAACTGGCACAGGACTTTTCCAAAATTTATTAAAATCTGATGATATGGGAAAAGTTATTGATTTCCTTACAGGACTATTAAAATTAATAACTGACCTAACATCAAATCTTGGATTGTTTGGTACAGCATTTGTTGGACTAGGTGCATACAAAGCAATAAAGAGCATATCTTAACCTAATATATATGGTTTCAGACAGAGGATAGCGCAGATAAGAATATACAAAAATGGTCGTATAAACAAATCTGTGAGCATAATGGCTCTATAAATATAATTATGAGGGGTAAATGCTGGGAAACTGGTTAAACTGATTATACTACAACGTGATTGGAAACAATGGGCGTGATAGTTGCGAAAGCAGAAAAAAATAATCAGATGGTACAAGGGAATACATACGCCTAAATACCGAGTTTTATTTAAAACAGATAGGATAACATCAGCAGGACATCGACTTAAAAAGCGAAATCCTCAGAGAGTACCCACCCTCCGAGTTGCTATCGCCTTAGTATAGTGACTTGTAATGTGTATTCCGAAAACGGAACTCACTTCCAAAAGTAGTACGCATATCAGCGTTAGTGAGAGATAAAAAAAGAACCGATAAATCGGTTCTTAATTAAAAATATTTGGTTTTATGGTTTCCAACTGTAACCACATTTTGCACAACGATTTACGGTCTTATTACTACCAATAAAGCCTGTAACAATTTTATATCCACGTTGTCCTGTTGTGATTTGACTTGACCCACAACGAGGACATAAAATTGGCATATTAGCTCGTTCAAAAAAATTTTGTACATTGGTTTCTTGATTATCCATTATTGCATAATCAGATTCATCAATGTAGACCCTACAACCCAATGATGTTAAATATTTTTCGACTTTAAGAGCAGATTCTTTGGACAGTCTATCTACTACAACCGATGGGAGTATATCAGGTTGGTTTACTTTAAATCTTACTTCCATTTTAAATGCAGAATAGTGAGCAAAATTTTGTTTTTTTAATTGTTCGTTTATAAATCCATCAAAATGAACTCGATATAAATCCATATAAATCCTCCTTTGTTATTTAATTTAATATTATACTACTTAATATTGAATGTCAATAATGTCTGTCTACGAAGCACTAAAAATAACAAAGGCATTTACAGAATTAGACAAACTCCATAAGATTATTAAGGTTTTAGAAACATCGTTTCCGATGTTAGCTAATGTTATTACGGGTGTAAAAGGTGCAATGGATGCAGGGTTTACTGCTACTCAGACTTTTAAAATAGGTCTTTCTGGACTGTGGAATGTAATAAAAGCACATCCTGTTATTGCTGCGATTACTGCGGTCGTTGCGTTAGCTTCTGCTATAAGTTTTGCTAATAAGAAGGCAGAAGAAGCGAGAAACGCAGCAATTGAAGCAGGACAAACAACAGCGGACAACTCTTCTCAATTAAGTACATTAATTGATGAATATAAGGAGATAGCAAAACAAGGCATAAAAGATGTTGAATCAAGAAATTCGGTTGTTAAAATTCAGCAACAAATTGTTGATTTGGTTGGAGCGCAAGCAAGTAATATTGATTTAGTAAATGGTAAACTTGATAGTGAATTAGAAAAATTAAAAGATATTAATAAAGAAGTTACTGATATTGCAACATTACAATCTGCTTATGAAAACACTAAAAAGAAAACCGATAAAAAGAAAAATATTAATGTAAAATCGTGGGATTCTATGGATATGGAGCTTGGATCTGAAGATATAAAAATACATGGAAATCAGTTACCGGGCGATAGCGATATTAAAAAGCATTATCTAGTAAAAGATATTATTGAAAAAGCGGTTGGAAATAAAGGTAGTGTTGATCAAATATCTGGTGATATTTTTGTTAATCTTGCCAATTTAGCAGAACAGGATTACAAATCAAGACTTGAAATCTACAATCAAATAATTGAGGAATTAAGAAAAAACGGATTTAATTCTGATGATGAAGTATTTTCTCAGTTTTTAAAACAAAAAAACGAGCTTCAAGATTTATATGACGAACAATCAAAAGCTGCAAATAATCTTTTATCGGGATTAGTTCAAAACTCTTATTTTGAACAAGAAACAGATGTTTCGTCATTAGAAGAGTACTTATCACTTAGAGAAAAGATTATAAATGAAATAAAAGCTGAAGATTCGGTACAGGATATGTTGACCGATAATTCCATTACCAAGGATGATATTGAAAATAAAGTTGATTCATATTTGGGTGGTTTGAATGAATATTCAGAATATTATAAAAAATGGTATGAGAATTTTGGTTCTGATGTAGCAAAAATAACCGATAAGGTTAAAAGCACTTTATTATCAAATAACGTTTTTAATATTGCGGACTCACAAGAAGAATATGATAAGAAAATTACTGTTGCCAAAGATATTGAAGATTGGTTTAATGAATTAACAGATAGAGACCGAGAAATTATTGTAAAAATAAAAGCCGAATATGGAGATGATACTGATGATTGGTCTCTTGAAAAATGGAAAGATGAAATTACCAATTGGGAAATTCCAGAAGAAGAAAAGTTTCATTTTTCTGATTTATTTGCAGACGAAGACTTTAAAACTAAAGTTAATGGTTATAAAGACAAGATCACAGAACTTGATAATGCTTTAAAAGACTTACAGAACAAAAATACATCAGAATCAGATAAAAATAAGTTGTTTTTAAACCTATCAGATAAATTCCCTGAACTTACAGGACAAGCAGATAATCTTGAAG